ATGTAATCCAAGGTTTCTAGTATTTTCTCCATACCAAATATATTAATTAGCTCTGTTCTGTAAGCTGTGTTAGTTAATGTAAATATATCTGCTATTTTTAGTTTACTATAGTCCAGAGTTTTCCTTGCTTCTTTTAGATATCGTACTATTTTGGTATTAGCATAGTTATTTCTAGTATTGCGGTTCTTTATTTCCCGATCTTTTCTAATAGCTTGTTTTGTTAATTTCTCAACAAACTTAGGAATAGGACTTAAAAGATTTCCATCCCAATCAAATCTTAAGGGATAGTGAACTCCTATAGATTGTCCATTGAAATTAGCAATACAAGTTCCACGTAAGGTTTTTATTCCAATACCAACTTTAGATACTTTTGACCATACAGGTTTACCATCTTTTCCTTTGTCCCATTGACTGCTATAATGGTAACCCCTATTTTTAATCTCAAATTCTGCAACAGGGATTCTTTTACGGTATTTTTCTCCTAAACCTGGTATTAAGCCTAGTCTAAATAGTCCTCTTAAAGTATCTCCGCCATAACCCCTACATATATGTTTTAGACTAGAACGAGGTTTAAGACGATTAGGACTACCATAAAATAGTATTGAATCCTGACTCATTTTAGCTATAGGTCTATTATGTGCCCAACTATAATGCCATTTCCATACCATTTGAACTACTGCTGATTTTCCTCTTTTTGTAAAGATGAAAACATAGCTTCTATGTCCTGTATCTGGATCAATAGTCATTGATTCATTCTGTTTGGCATTCTTTAAAAAATATAGGAGAGCTCTTTTCTTATTCGGGTTGTAATCAATAGTACTTGCCATTAGTCTGCCACCCTTCTTGCTATTTTAGTAATATGGTTAAACTCTAATACTGGCTCTACTATATAATAGCCTTGTGGGATGATTAGTGGTTTATGTTCTTGATGTCTTATTGTAGCTTTAGAACTTAACTTTAGAGCTGTAGCTTCTTCTCCTTCTATCCAACAACCAGTTGAGTAATTATATCTCTTAGTTACCCAATATTGGGCTTGAGTAGGTTTGCTATTTATTACATGAGCATGACCTGTAGCTTCACCAAATGCTAATATTATTTCACGTTTATTAGCATCACGGTGTTCGTTTGGATGTATTTTGATATGATTACTTGTTAAGCATTTTTCAAATAGTCTTTTAGGCATTTTATATAGTAATACATCACCTTGTTGATACTTTTTGATTAACTGTTTATCAGCTTCTTTTTTTATTGATTTCATAGTATGTATACTTCTCCCTACATATTTTCCCATTTTATTAATTACCTGTTGCTTCTGCTTCGTCTATAGATTCCCAGGGATTATCTTTTGGATTTGGGTTCATATTATAGACAGTTAAATCATCGGCTATTTCAAGATCTAATTGTTTGGTTAAGACGTCATTTAACATATTATATCTTTTCACATTTCCCTGATCAGCATTATATATATTAGTTAATAGCCGAATAAGATCTTTTAATTGCATATGTTTCATTTACTTATTGGTGACTTAGCAATATCGTATGTACGCTTTAGTTTTCTGTAGACATCATCTTCTAATGGTTCTACTCCTGCTTCTTCTAAGGCGTGCTTGATATAGGTTAGTGCCATTTCAAGTAGATCTGCTTTTACTAAGACATTTACTAATTTCATTAGTTTATCCCCTTTACGTTGTTTTCAATATAGTTGGCTATCTCTTCAAATGATTGGCGTCCTATTCCATTTTCTTGATCACCATCATTCATTTTTACTAACATAGTTACTAGGCTACCATCAACTATATCATGTAATAAGACTGATGGTAATAAGGCTCTTGCTTCTCCTCCATCATCATCAAATGATGAATATAGATCAAGAGGAGTAGCTACTTCTATCATTGCAGAGAATGGTACTTGGGCTAAGTGACAGGCAACTCCAAGACAACAATATTCTTTGATTGTTTCTCCAATCTTTCCTTTCTTTTTTATTGTTATCTTTGATGCAAGATAGGCTTGGCCTTGTTTATATTTACCAGATCGTAAGGCTTTTATCCATTTTTGTTTGAATGTGTTATTCATTTGCCATTGTTCCATTATTTTGTCTCCATATTTATGGACAGGTAGAGTTACCAGGGATAGAATGAGCTGTGCTCTCTCTACCTGTCCTGCTGTGGTACAAGCTATCGTTCCTCCACAAATTCAGGTTCCCAAATTTGCATGCTTTCGTATTGATCTATTGATAACTCTTCAGCTTGTATTTGTGTGTCAAAGTCATCAATCTTTTTGTCTATTTTCTTTTCAGCTCGTGTTATTATCTGGATAAGTGTCTTTAGTAGATTCATTATCGGACTCCTTATCTATGTTGTTTATTTTTGGTATAATAGAGTCATCAGTAAAATAGTTATTAGCTACACTTTGCATTGTTTTTAATGACTGTTCATATTCGTGTTGCCAACGTTTATTTACCTTTTTATAGGGTTTATTATCTTTATCTATATCAATCTTGTACCATTCTTTGCTACCTACGTTTCTTTTTCTCCAAGGATATCTTGGATGAACATATCTCCATGGTACGTGATGTATGTGATCTGAATGAAAACGATCACATTGTTCATTTTGACAATAGCCTGCTTCAAAGACATTCTCTGTATCATAGAGTTGAGACTCTACATTCCACGAACTTAATGAATCCATAAGAATATCAGTTCCAAGACATTCTGGACAATATAATTCCATCTTAAAGGCACTTGCCGTTAAAGCTTTATCCATTGGAAAAGCTTTATTTGGACGTTTGGAATACATTGCTTCATCTATATCTGGACCTTGTGGCCTGGCATCTAATTCCATATCAGCTCTATCTGGCATAACTATACTCCTTAGTATGTTGACTGCATCCCATAATGCATCAATACGTTTTACGTTAATAACAACAACTTTACAGATTTTCTTTATAGTGTTATTGTTTTTCATCGTTGTAAATCATCTATTACTGCTTGTTTACCACTAAGCTCTACTTCATAGTTTTCAGCTTTATGATAAAGAGCAACAACAGCTTCCTCTAGATTGCCATACTTTTTTATACATTCTTTTAAAGTATCATTAAAGTAGGCTTGGTAATCATATTCTATACCTGCTGTCTCTGCATCTTGCATTGTTAGTTCCATCTTTTTATCTCCCAGGTTAAATTAGAGATAGAACAGGCTTCTGAATCCCTTGTAGAATCCTCGCAACCCTAACTTACTTAGTTTTGTTCTATCTCTTAAATATTGACGGTTTTGTTTGGGTTTCGCCAGACGCCTTTCCGAACTACACACCACCTTCAGACCGCCAACTGAATACTTTTAGGAGAAGATGACACAGGGGGAGCAAAACGATAAAAACCCTATTGTTATTCCTCACGGCAATAACCTTCTCCTAAGTGTAGATAGCTAGCCCCTCACTCCGCAAACAGAATGTTAACCGTGTATGTTTATAGTTAGCACAACCTATCGTCATAGGATATTTTCTGTGCCCAGCATTTTTACCAAAATAGATCTTATCTTTTGGCTCATCGGTGACTATCTAAAGTAAAGCAGGGTAAAAGTTGTTGCTACAAATGGGAAAGGAGTAACTTTAACCATAGTGAACTTCGTTCTACCCTGCTAATATTATAGAGATAGAATGTTAATTGAACTGTCTTGAACACTCGCAGGACACCCTTTCAGGTTCCATTCAATAGAATCCAACGTTGTTTTTCTATCTCTATAGTTTTTTTATCTGTCTAAAGCTTTATCAGAGAGCCTACCTGAAGGGATAAGCTTCAGGCAGGGACTATCAACCCTATTATTATAAGTATTTTGATCAATACTTACGGACTCTCTGAAAAGTTTAACCAATGCAGTTAGTAGTGTTTCCCCGTCCAGAGCATATGCATCAAATAAAGACGCACTGTGTTCCTTGCGATTCATAGTTACTTACGCGCTTTCACTATAAATAGAGTACTCTTCACATTGGTTATTAGAAATCTATACTTTGTTCATTGGATCTGCAGATGCTCATCCTCCGAGCTATACCATAATAGCTTGTCGTCTCCAAGACGCAGGTGACCTTTTTAAGTTCCTTGTGGTAGGAACAGGTAGTCTAACCATGTTTCATTGGCTCCTGAGCTTGGAGCCTAATTTTAAGATGTAAGGATGGTATGTTTACACTTACGATCTGTTTTATCATGATTCTCCTGATGATCTAGTTAAGTATCAAATAGCTAATCACGTGTCCTGCAAGATATGCAGTGCCTATCCATAAGAATATCAGGAGATACATCTCCTTCTCTGGACGATAGGCTTTTATCCTTTTAGCTACTTTTTGAGTATGATTCCATACATTGAGGAATGGGTGCTCTTTTATATAGTGCAGATCATTAGATAGTTTATCACATTCTTTGTTGAGCTCATCTGTTGTAGCATCTGCTTTATGTAGTTTTGCTCTTAAATCAGTGATCATAATGCTCTGAGCACATTCTCTGGAACACGTTGTTTGGTATCTACGTGCCTTTTCTTCGCAGTTTATTTGTTCACATTCTGGTGGGTAATCAATCATTTCACTGTATCTTACCATTCTATCAAACTGCTTGCGTTCGTCTTCTACTTCTTTAGTCCAATATTCTCCTGATATCATTTTGTTCTCCTTTTTTGTTTGTCAATTAACTCAAGTAGTTGGCCTGCTGAATATATCATTGCATCTATTACCTCTTCAAGGATATCCTCTGGAGTGTATAATCCAATGGGCATTTCCTGCTTGAACTTCTTTATTCCGAGATTTAGTCTTTTTTCTATTAAAGCTTGTATTCTTTTGTTATTACCTTTCATTTTGTCTCCATAATAACATCAGACAGGGCACAGCTTCCGCAGTTCCACTGTACCCTGCTAATGTCAGTTTGTGATATTCATTGACGTATAAAGTCTAATTGTCAATGTCTTGATTATAACGCCTGAAGTTGGATTTGTAGACGAATAATCGTTATATACCACAGCGTATCTTTCTAATTATTAAAGTCTTTTTTGCTCTCTGCACTTTTTTCAGTGCAGGGATTTAATTACGTGCTCAGGCACAGCCTACCCTTGTGAGGTAAGCTGTACCTAATCTATACACGTAATGATTGTCTTACGTTACTAAGACAAAGCACTGTCCACGTTAGATGGATCAATGCCATTGTAAGAGCGTAACTGGAACCGATCGCCTTGCAATGTGTGAGTCACCCCATCCTTCTGATAGGTTTCACCACTTGGTTGAGGAGCAAACTCCCACTGACGTCCTGAAGATGCCTCTACTATTGATTCAGCGGGTATTACATCCACTACCTCTCCATACGTATACTTCATACCAGTCTCAGGATTTACTCTTGGTATGAGGGTACTGTATAAGGTCTTAGCTGTGGTTGATTTATCAGCTTTCATTACGATAAACATACGATTGATCGGACTATGTTCTGTTAGGTCTAACATTACTTAGCTCTCCTTTATTATGTTAATGGATTAATCTCGTAGCTTGCGGGGTGAGACCCCAGGCTGTTCTGTATGGTGGGGCGTTCCGTGCTCAACCATACAACGTGCTGAGCTAACAAGAAGATAGTGGGCGGAAAACTCAACGAGAACGTCTCCCCCACACAACAGAACGGACGGGGGTCGGGTTAGGGTATATCTCTCACACTCATTCTAAACCTATTTTTTGAGATTTTTCTTCTCTTGGAACGGATTGCTTGCCTCAAACGAATAACATGGTAGGGCCACTATGGTATATATTCCATTATGGATGAATATTGCGAAAAGGAGATATACGACCCTATTACGGGTATTTGGTTCCCTGTCCATATTACAGATGAAGATGTTGTAGAGTTAATGCTCAAGGCGGAGGAATTACGTGCTGAGGAGGAGATCCTCAGAAAAGCGGCATTAAAAGCTATGGGTGCTACAGATGGTTGGATTCAGCTTGAAAATTAGGGATGCAGGGATTATAGTATATACTATATATAGGAAGAGTATATATAGTTTATGTATTGTTTTCTAACGAAAACTAGTATACAAGGGATAGAATGGAAGTAATTGAGCGAAGATTAAAAAAATTTGGATTTGAGACACGTCCTTTCAATGTTTATACGTCTGAAGAGGCTGAAAGAGAGGGGATTAAGTTCAAGCACTGGCGAAGTTGTCATCCTGGTGATTGGGGTGTAACGGACGATGAATGGGTAACGGAGTGTTTAGATGAGTACAAGAGCAAGAATACGACTCAGTTGGTATTTTCTTGTGGGCGAGTTTGGGTTAATGAGCGTTCTAAGTTTGAATTTGCTCCTAGGTTGCGTACAGGGAACTTTTATGGAACAAGTACTGATACGTGGCAAGAACAGGAAATGAAGCGGACTCGGACCAAACGGGCTGTAACTGCGTATGCACATATGTTTTTAAGTGGGAAACCTGTAGATTGGAACTTTATTGGCGAGATCTACCGTCCAGACCAGCAAAGGCCCGATCTCACAGTGCGGAGATTATTCAAAGAAAAGGAGATAGAAAGGTTGATTGATAAAAAAATACGAGAATTAGGCGATGAAAGGGGTATTACTGAGGATACAGCCTTTGAATGGATAGAAAAAGCCGCTGAAATGGCAAAAGAGAAGAAAGATCCGTCTAATTTGATGCGTGCAGCCGAAAACCTGATAAAAATCTTTGGAATGGAGCCTAAAAAGCAGATTATGACCGATACTATGGAAATTGACCTTTCTAGGCAGATAGAAGGGACGATTGAGAAGGAGCAGGCTAGATTAGTGGCTAAGAAGGAAAAAGAGGGATATGTAGAGGAGATTGCTAGTGACAATGAAGGAAGCTGAGAAGTTATTGGTTGAAAAGTTTGGATGTGTTCTTGTTGAGGACTTGCGGGATGATATATTCACTCAAAGGTTCAAAAAGTCCATTGCTACAGTCAATATGACTGCTGAATGGCTGAGAAGTGTCGGATACAAGAATGTCAAGGTGATGAAACCCCAGATAGCTCCAAGTTACTCCCAATGGCGGCAATATGTAGATAATGGCGATATTTACGTTGGAGAGCACCGAGTTGAGGTAAAAGGGCTGGGTCCCAAGTACAGATTTACCAAATCCTCAGAATATCCCTGGGACAATGTGATTGTTTGTGCAAAACACTCTTTTGACATGGCAAAACCGAAACCAGTTGTCTATTTGCTCTGGAATTACGAAAGAACGCACGTTGGGTGCATTCCGACCACTACTTCTCGCCAATGGCAGGTAAAAAGCATTAAAGACCCGAAATATCCGCGTTATCAAGATTTTTATGTCACAGGGAAGCAAAATATGATTGTTAAGCCCAGATTTACGAGATCTGAGCAGCTGGAATTGATGTGAGCGATAAAAAGAGAGTATTACGGGAGAATTTAAGAAAAGACATGTTATTGTTTGGTAAGGTTGTTATGCCAAACATGTTCAGTGCCGAATCACCGCTATTCCATGGGGAGATAACGAGGAAACTACATGACAAGACTCATAAACAGATTAATATCATTGCTCCACGAGGTCATGCAAAAAGTAGTATTGTTGGCGGGGTTTTCCCGCTCTATCATATTCTTTTTGATAAAGGTCCTAAACTTGTTGTCCTTGTATCTCGTACTCAAGATCATGCGGTTAAGCTTCTGGGTACGATCAAGGACGCTTTAGACTATTCTGAGCAGTTAAGATATATATTTGGGTACTGGGGGATGAACTCTGCGAAAAAGTGGGCCAGGGCAGAGATAGAATTAAAAGATGGCTCTATGATTGTTTGTAAAGGTACAGGTCAGCAGATCAGGGGTATCAAAGTAGGAAACCAACGGCCTACTCTAATTATTCTAGATGATCCAGAGGATGAGAACAATACTAAGACTTCTGAAGCAATGGAAGGCAACCTACGCTGGTTATTGCAATCGGGTGTTCCTTCTCTTGATCCTTTAAAAGGCAGGATAGCGGTTATTGGTACTCCTCAGCATGAACGATGTATGGTAGAAACATTAAAAGAGATGAAGGGATGGGAAAATATGACTTTTCGCCCTGATTTGGAAAAGGAAGTCCCCCTTTGGGATGCAGTATGGCCTATGGACAAGCTGCTCTCTAAAAAGGCCGAATTAGAGTCCATAAACAGGGCGAGCATTTTTTATAGGGAGTATATGTGTCAAATCATTGGTGATGAGGATCAATTATTCAAAGAAGAGATGTTTTGCTATTATGATGGCTATATTCAGTTGAATAATGATAATGATGCTACATTATACCTGAAAAAGTTAGATGGTGAGGAGATTGAGGAGGCTAGGCCAGTGAATATCTTCACTGGTGTTGATCCAGCATCTAGCACCAAGCAAACTGCCGATTATTCGGTTATCTTCAATATTGCGGTAGATCAGAACATGAATAGGTTTGTTTTACCCTATTGGCGTAAGCATGCAACGCCATTGCAAGTAGCTGATGCAATACTTCATAACTTCAAAACCTATCATCCTAAAAAGACAAGGATTGAGGTCGTGGGTTATCAGGAGATGCTAAGAGAGTATGTACGACAAATGGCAGAAGATCAGGGGATGTATGTGCCAGGACTTGAAATACGGGAAAATCCACGAAATGCTAAATCTGTTAGGTTGGAATCGTTACAACCTGCATTTGCTCAAAGAAAAATCTATATGATGCGTAATATGCATGAATTGACAAATGAGCTTCTATTATACCCAAGAGGTAAGCACGATGACCTCTTAGATGGCATGTTTTATGCCAACAAAGGCTGCTATAGACCTTTCCGACTAGAGAAACAAGGTGGTGAGGAGAAGAAAAGACCACTTTTCTCAAGAGGAACGGACTGGATGACTGCCTAATATTTATAGACAATATTTGCTTTATATAATATCTTCGCTTTGATGCCAAAGTGGATTCTTAGTGAAAATTAACATATTTGGCAAAAAAGAGCCAGATATGAGGGAACCTTTGTCAAACGTGACAGGTAAGGATAACTATACAAGCATTGATCTAAATGCTTATAATAATAACAATAAGGTCGGGGTACCAAGTCTTCCTACATACAGTTTCAACAAATTTATGGATGATATGGATCGGGTAATCAATCCAAAACTACCTAAAAATACGGACATTATAGAACTTTGAGAAATCGCACTATTGCAGAAAGAATGGATCAAGAACCGAGTGAGGTACTTGGAGCCGATGCTGGTGCTGGTGAACAATTAGAGATACATCCAGAGGTCAAAAAAACTTTGGAACTTTTTACTGAATACGAAAATGCGAGGAATGACTGGGCAAGTAGATTTTCGGAAGCTAAAGAATTTAGGAATGGTGCCCAATGGACTAAAGAGCAGTCTGATGTTCTTGAAAGAAGAGGACAGGCTGCTATCGTGGTTAATAGGATTCATCCTATTGTAGAAACCGCAAAAGCTCTTTTAACTTATAATAGGCCTCAGTTTCGTTCTACTGGAAGAGAAGATAGCGATACTAGGACAGCTAAAATATATTCAGATGTAATGGCGTGGATCTGGGAGAGGTCCAATGGCAATACTGAACTAAAACAAGCCATTGATGATTA